GCTAACAGAGCGTAAAGTTTTGGATATGGAGGAAAGCATCGGTACCGACCCGAATACCGCATTTAAGGTACACACAGTTTAGCAAACTGTTTCAATCACCCGATTGATTTACTTTCCTTTTTTTTTTTACTTCTTTATGGTCAAATGATACATAATGTTCTACATTTCGCTTAAAGAACATAATTAAACATTCAAGAGATTTGCTGTAACCTGTTAATTTCGTAAACTCTACAAATCCTACCGCTCGGTAAATACAATAATACTCTTCAGCTAAAATTTTTCTATCCGAGGATAGTTTTTGTTTTTTAACTATATTTGCCTTGTTCAGTCTTAGTTTTTCTTTGACTTTCAACGCCTTTTCCTCAATAACACGAGCTTCTTTTTCCGCTTTAACTCTAATCGAAAGTAGTTTGTTTGTAAAATTGACTACCCGTCCTCGTTCCCAACCTTGTTGTTCCCAAAAAAGTAGGTCATCTTTAGGAATCTTCTTACTTACTTGTTCCTCTAAGTTGTGAATCCACATAGTTCCGAACTGCGAATTACCTTCACCTGTTTGGTTTCTACTTTGTTCACTAACAAAACGCTCACGTAACCAACTATACATACGGTTGTTGGCTCTTTTACGTTCCTCTTGACCTATACACATCATGTTTACCGCTATAATCAGTCCATACTCTTTTTGGTATATTTTAACTAAAAGTTGGTGAGCAACAAAGTGTTCTCTAGCTGTTAGTCTGACCATGTTGGTTTTATCATTTGAACCACCCATACACTCAGGTATGATATGGTGATTTTCTGTGTATCCGTTGTTAACTCTGTTTTGTGCTCGTAAAACCAATAGGTCGTAAGTTCGTTTATAATCCATAGTATTCTATCTCCGAAAAGTATATATACTATTATTTATAAGCGAACTACTATTATCTATCCTTTACTTAGTTAGCAAAATTATAACTTACTAGTTTCAGTCTATTGACCTAATTACACCCTACGCCACGAGAAGGCTAGTTATATGTAGGATAGTCCCATATCCGAATCGAACGGATGGTCATGAATTTGCAATCCACCGCTTTGCTACTTAAGCTAATCAACATATATTTTGGCTCCGGTGACAGGTTCCGCCCCTGCATTGTGATAGTTAACAGCTACCCGTCCTTACTATTTGACTACACCGGAATAAATTTTTGGTGCATAAAGAGAGACTTGAACTCTCAATCCTTTCGGCGTTGGCTTCTTAGACCAATGTGTATACCGTTCCACCATTTATGCATATTTTGGTACTCGAGGTGGGTCCTGACCCCACAATCTTCTAAGAGCGCTGGCTTCTAAGACCAGTATGTATTCCGTTCCATCACTCGAGCATAATTATTGGTGTTCCTGGATGGATTCGAACCATCACTATATCGGGTTTGAGCCGATTCCCTCTGCCGTTGGAGTACAGGAACATTTTTTGGTACCAGATGTAGGTAACGCTCCTACTACTTTCTCCTTGTAAGGGAAACACTCTACTTTTGAGTTAATCTGGCATTGGTGCGTCCTGTCGGTAACGATCCGACGACTCCTACTTGGAAGGAAGGTGTGATACCATTTCACTAAGGAAGCATTTATAATTTTGGTGCTCGCCGTGGGATTCGAACCCACACCTGGACAGATTTTAAGTCTGATGCGTCTACCGTTGCACTAGACGAGCATATTTTATCCAAATTTCGGTCTATTCAATAAACCAGAACATTTTCTACTACAACATTTAAAATTATCTGTAGACTTCCCTTTTTTCGTGAAGGTACATTTACATTCTTGACAAATATAAAATCTATCAATTTTCACTTCATATTGTTTTTTAAATTCTCCAAAAAGAGTTTTCAATTTTGAATATAAAACACCTTCAGATTTATCATAATCAAAATTTTCAATAACATATTTGTATCCATAAGCTTTATAAGCTTCAAATATATCTAGGAAAGAATTTCTCTTTTCTTGAAGTTTTTCTTCAAGTTTATTTTTGTTTCTCTCTTTGATTTGATCTTTAATTTCTTTCTTTATATTTTCAAGATCGAATTTAATTTTACGACCTTTATTCCATCCTAAAGGTATTTCATCAGATTTAGGTATCTTCTTAGACTCTTTTAAATCTAAATTATGAATCCACATAGTACCGAATTGACTATTACCATCACCCGATTGAGATAAAGATTGAGCTTCTGAAAATTTTTCCTTTAACCATCCATACATTCTATTACAAGAACGATTTTCGTTCATATTAGTAGATTGAACACACATTATAGAAATAGCTTTAACTAAACCATAATGATTAGGATGTATCTTCCACAATAACAAATGAGCTATAAAATGTTCTCTTGTTGTTAAGTCAACTAAATTATCTTTATCATTTGTACCACCTAAACAACGTGGTATTATATGATGAGATTCGGTGTAACTTTCAAGAGTTCTTTCTTTAGCTCTATTGATTAAGTTATCATAATGTAAAGTGTAGTTCCTAGATAAATATATACTTTATTTATCATTTTCAAAGTAATACGTCCTATATTCTAAATAGATAACTTCGCTCAAGAGGCAGGGTTCGAACCTACAATCTACGGCTTCAAAGACCGTTGGCATACCAGTTTGCCTACTCTTGAGCGAAGTTATCTAATAGATTTCTTGAATTCTCAGCTCTCCACCTTGGAATCGAACCAAGCATCGGATTTAACTCTCGCCAAACGATTAACAGTCGCCTCGCACACCTTGCGCGCTGTAGAGAACTGAGAATTCTAAGAAAAAATTGAATTAACAATAGAGAATTTAGTGTTTTAAATGATTGGTTTTTGTTTATCATTTAAAGGGGAACTAAATCCCCTTTAAAGAAAACTTAGATTGAAGTATTCTGTAAAAGAGAATTAGAAGTATTTAACCAACTTTGAACTGCTTGATTTTGCCCTAAGCTTAACCCTGCCAAATTCAGTTGACTAGCACGGAGCACGCTATTGCGATTTAATACATTGACATTAACATTTTGTACGTTGCTGCTTGTGTTACACATTGTGTGCTCCTTGTTTTTATTGTTTTATTTATGTTTTGAAAAACTATGTTTTTCTTTTTATGTACAGACATTATAACATAGTATAGCTTAAAGTTAGATTAAATTCTATGAATTTATTAACTTTTGTGAAAGATTTTCATTTAAGAAATAGACCCTTCATAAAAATCAATCTGGTGCCGATTAGAGGCTTTGCTCCCCTCACCTGTAGTTTACAAAACTACTGCTCTGCTGAATGAGCTAAATCGGCATATTTTGGTTGTCGCTCGACGGAATTGCACCGTATCTGGAGTGTCCACTGTTCTCTCCTGTAATAACTATTATACTACAAACAACATATTTTGGCGGGCAATGTTGGGTACGATCCAACAAGAGTTTTTGACGCTCTGCTAGTTTTCAAGACTAGTGCAATTATTCCATTTCTGCCAATTGCCCATGTTTGGTAGTTCTAGAAGGTACTGACCCTTCGTCTATCCCTTATCAAGGGATTACTCTGCCATTGAGCTATAGAACTATATTTTTGGCGATCCTGAGGAATTTTGAAATCCCGACCCTTCCGCTGACAACGGAGCACTCTGCCTCTGAGCTACAAGACCATTTTTAAATTCTTGGTGGAGATAGAGGGATTCGAACCCTCGACTCAAGATTGCAAGTCTTATGTATTCCCAATTATACTATATCCCCAATTTGGTATCACCAAGGGGATTTGAACCCCTGACTTCACAGTGAAAGTGTGACGAGATAACCCCTTCTCCATGGTGACATATATGATGGTGGGCAGCCTTGGATTCGAACCAAGAGTCCATAAAGAAACCGGGTTACAGCCGATGCACCTATCCAGTTAGTGTTGATTAACCGCCCACGAACAAGTTGTTTGAGTAAAACTTGAGAAAAAAGACCATACGAATATGGAACGCCGTAAACGAATACGACACTTTTATCCAAGATGAAAAGAAAAATTGATTAATTTTGCACGTGTATGTGCTTGAGGAATCATTTTGACTTTCCATCACAGAAAGTCAAAATAACTTTCTGTTAGGAGTTGGCTTCCGCCGAGTTAATCTCATATGATGCCGAAGCATCGGTAATATCAGACGTAGATGTATAAGAGATAATGCTGGTATCACGATATGTTGCGATTGTTGATGATGCGCTTGTTTCGATACCAAACATGATATTCTCCTATGTGTTTATTGTTTTTATTTATGTGAACATTATATCATAACTTTGCTTAAAAACAAATTAATGTTTTAAACTAATTCATGATACAAAATTCGTTTATTCTTTTTATGTACGTGTATTATAACACAATGTACCTTAAGAACTACTTATGTTTTATTTATAGATTTTATAAATTAAAGAATTTCGTCAAAAACACCTTGTGTAATAAATGCATGTGTATTATAATTAAAATCACGCATCGTGACGGACTCAATCGCTCGCAAAGTAGCATCACGATTTAATACTGGGAACACACGCTCGGAGTTTTCATACAAAAATGCACGTACCTCATCTAATGTTACAACTGCAACATACTTGCTTGTATTTTTTTCAGGATTAGCGATGTAGTTATTAATCCTCATATCAACGATTACTCTACCTTCTGATTTTACAAAACGATCTACATTATTACATTTTGCTAATGCAGTAATTAATGTATCGTCATCTTGAATTGACCAACCAATTGTTGCTCCACCATATAATGTACCATTACGTAGGTGGTTATATTTTGTGTCTACTGACATATGTTTCCTTCATATATAAATGTGTAATACATTATAACACAATGAACCTTTGAAATAGATTAAATTATAAATAAACTAAAAGAAGGAGTACATATGGCATGGAACTTTAACTCAAGCCCAAATGAATACAATTTATTCAGCAGACAAAGCAAAGAGTTCATTGACAAGTTTGGTATCCAGGTTGAATACTTTAAGATTGATAATATTGGAAGAAATATTATCTTTAATGAATTTAACTATAGAAAATCTAATTCAAATGATGTTTTTCCTATCATGGTATATCCTGAAAATACAGAATCATTTGATAATGCCGGTGATATGTTTAGTAAATTTGGATTACAGTTTACTGACTCGATCAACCTCATGGTTTCAAAAGAATATATGAAATCTATATATGATGTTACAGATTTTAAAAATATTATGCAATGTGTAGGTGATCTTATCCGTGTAAATCGAGGTAAGATATTTGAGGTTACAGGTATTGAGGATGAGGTTGCAGGTCTAAGTAATATGTTCACAGAAAGTAACGGGAAAAATGTCTATATGTTAAAATGTAGAATCTATAACTATAATCCACGTGATGAAGTAGAAGAATTAATTCCGAATGATGAATATGATTTTAGTAATCTAACATCTGTATTTAATGACATCAAGACAGAACAAGAAACAGAAGCAGCAAAATCAACAACAACTAGAGATTCCGTCTTTGGTACATTAGGATAATAACATGGCAGTTAATACAACAGATTTACACGTAACGGATGTGGCATCATTTGCTATCATACCAACGCACCTACTGTGTTACCAGGGGATAGTTCATTACAGTTAGCAACTACTGAATTTATACATAACGCATTATCAGGAGTTAGTACTGCAAAATATCATTTTATTGCAACTGAAGGTCAATCAGTATTTGATGCAGGTGTTGCTTTGGTTGACCCAATATCAACACACTCACAATAATAGATACTTTAATGATATTAAAACAATCTGAGGTTTATATAAGCTCCGCAAGGGAAAGACCTGCAGGTGCTGATGTTGGTACAAACTCTTTATTTTATGGAGGATCTTCATCAACATATAATAATATAGCTTCACTTATAACTACATATGGTACATTAGTTCAAAATGATGTTAATGTAGGTACAGGTAGATGGGTCTTGCTGATGCATCCCTATAAATAAACAAAAAGGAATACTATGTTAGAAAATACCACAGTTAAACTTTGGAGACAATAAATGATAACTTTAAAAAGAAATAAAGGTTCTGCATTATCACACGATGAACTTGATGACAATTTTGCAGGTTCTGTAAATATATTTGATGCACAAACTGTTGATGGTGTTAAGACATTCACATCATCACCCGTTGTACCAACACCTTTACCAGGTGATAATACAACAAAGGTTGCAACAACAGCTTTTGTTACATCTGCTGTTACTTCTGCTGTTACTACTGATACTGTTCAAAATGTAACTGGTCAGAAAACATTTACACAGTTAATCAAAACAGATGGAATTGTCTCTATATTAAACACAAATGGTGGATCATATATTGATTTAAATGATGGGCAAATCTCTATTGGTACTGGATTGAATAGTGCTAGTAATGTTCCTGAGATAAGTATTGAAAATACTGGCTATGGGATGAGTGTTGTATTCCGACCATCAGATACTGTTGTTTTTCAAGCTCCTAGTGTTTTTGGATTCGGTATAAATGTTCAAGGACCGTCAGGTTTTGGGGATATTTCCTCTCATAATAATATTTGTGATTTTTTACGAATTTATGATTATGGAAATGGGTTAAATGCCTCTTATGAAAAAACGATACCAATTAATGATAATTCCTTTCAAATGGCAAATACAGCTTTTATTCAATCATTACTTGGTACATCATTGGCTACTAAACAGGCTACATTAGCTTCTGGTACTAATATTAAAACTGTTAATGGTACTAGTATTCTTGGTGCCGGCGATATTACTATTTCTGGTGGTAGCACAGATATACATTCATTAACTGAGAAAACAATACTGGCTAATACAGATGAATTTCTTATCTGGGATTCAATTACAAGTACTTATAAGAAAACAACATTCTTACAATTAAAGAATATTGTAGTATCAAATACATATTCGGAAGTTGGGTCAATTGTTCTATATAATAATATTCCAACTGGTTACTTAGAATGTAATGGTCAAGCTATTTCAAGAACTATGTACTCGGCTTTATTTGCTGTTATTAGTACAACTTATGGTGCTGGTGATGGAAGTACAACATTTAACCTTCCTAATTTAGCTACAACTGCTAGTGTTACTTTTGTTGCTGGTCCAAACTTAACATATGAGTATGCTAATCACGCTATGCAATTCTTATCAACTGATGAATTTGCTCTTGATACTACTGGGATTCAAGGAGCAGTCGGGGAATTCTACAAGATATCTGGGAATGTATTTGCTAATAGCACAAGTAATGCTGGTATTAATGTTTCAATGACTAATGGAGGTCTTCCCTATAAAATTTCTCCTTTAAATCATCCTGATTACACCGGAGAGCAGGCTTTCCTAGTATCTGGTGAAGGTTCAGTTAATGGGACCGGATCTGATTTATCAGTTTTCAATGCCGGGTATTGGTCAGGACCCAATCCTGGTCAAAGTGGGATGTTACCAATGATCAACAATGGGGCAGTAGGGTATTCACAAATCACATTAGCTGATAATCGAGTATTATTTATGGGTGGTATCAAGAATTCAGTACCGCAAAACACTACAGCAATAGTTCAGTATAATGGGTTGGGTACTCCTATGACTATAACTACTAGTACTCCTCTTCCAAGCTCATTATATTATCATAGAGTTTCTCAACTTCATGATGGTCGAATTCTTATTACTGGTGGATTTACTTCTACTGGCGCAGCAAACAAAACTTATATTGGTACTATTACTGGAACGACGATCACGTATGTTGAAAGCAACATACTTCCGACGGATTTATTCGGGCATGAACAAACAGTACTATTAGATGGTAGAGTATTAATTACTGGTGGGTCATCTAATACGGATATGGCTGGATTATCAAATAAAGCCTATATTTTAACAATAGTTGGTAATACAATTTTATATAGTGATCCTATAATCATGCCAAGTAACCTTTTCGAGCATAGAGCTTTACTACTTTCATTTGGTAGAGTATTAATTACTGGTGGTATGGCGTCAGCAGGTACCCCAACTAATAAAACATATTTCCTTACCGTCGAGAGTGGTAAAAGAAGTATTAAGTATTAAGTATTAAGTATTAAAAGGATATAATATGATAACAAGAACTTCTAAAGGTGCACAATTAACCTGGCAAGAAATGGATCAGAATTTATTAAGTGTTGTAAATTTAACAGATACCCAGATTATAGATGGATTCAAATCTTTTTTAAAAACTCTTAAAGTAGGTGAATTAGCATCACTTACCAATTCAAATGGTGGATCATATATTGATTTAAATGATGGGCAAATCTCTATTGGTACTGGATTGAATAGTGCTAGTAATGTTCCTGAGATAAGTATTCAAAATTATGTTTAGGGACAAACTGTTGAGTTCAATCCTTCAGACTCAGTTATAATTAACTCAACATTATCACTTAATGGTAAACTCTATGCAAATACAGATATAGACTGGAATTCTGCAACAACTTTTAATAATATGAATCTTGGAGGTATCAATTTTACTGGTGGAAGTTATAATTTTTCACCAGAATATATAGGTATGTATCCAAGTACATTTATGACGGTTCGTGGAGTAATTGAGTCTAAAGATTCATGGAGTACTGACTGGGATGAAGATAATATTATTGATTTTCTTAAAAACACATTGCTTATAAAAGATGTATTATCTGGAACAGTTAATTTTACATTTAAGACATTACCAGAATTCACAACAAATGATAACTCAACATCACTCTGGTCAAAAACTATTAAACTTATTTTAACTAATACATTAGATGCAACTATAACATGGGACCCAAAAATTATATGGATCAGACCACCTGTTTATTCATCTAGTGAAATTATTGTAGTAATGGAATTAAATATAGGTGCATCAGGTTTAACAAACGCATACGCATATACAGTGTGATTTTCACACTGTATCTTCTTTCCTTCAACTTAAATTAATCAAAACTATGTTATAATTGTTAACACATCATTCATTAATTCCTAGAATTTTTGAGATAAAAAAAGGTCACTCAATTAAAAATTGAATGACCTACGTATTAGAGATACACTAAGGTATCATCCACTTATTGAAGTGGAGATACTTTACCTGCTGCTGCCGTGAAATCTACACCGAATGTACTGATGAAGTTCTCTGGGTTAAGAGGAGTTGTGTCGATTGCATAACGTTGTGACAAGATGATAGCTGGTTGGCCACTTTCTTGAAGTGTTACCCGTTGGAACGTTGCTGGAACGTATGGGCTGAAGAATACAGCTGAATCACGACGATCTTGACCTTTGTACAATACAGTTGCATAATCGTTTTCTGCGAAAGTGTCAACAACAACTTTGTAACGACCATCGAATGTTCCTGCTACTGCTGTAGACATACCATCAACTGTTGTTTGTACACCGCTTGCAGTGAATCCACCAAGTGCTTCAAGAACAACTGATACTTTTGGAGATACAAGTAATGTATTACCAGCACCACGACGAGTCAAACGACCAATTTTAGCTGCTTCGTCAGCAAGTTTGATTGCAAGAATACGATATTTTTCGATTTCCCAACGACCATCATATCCACCGATTGCAGCATCTGTTGCAACACGTGCTGTGTTATTAACTTTGTTGATGATTTCACGGTCAATTTCTGCTTGCATTTCGTAACTCATGATTCCCATAAGTTCTTCATCAGCGTTCAATTGGTGTTGAGATTTCAAATCTTGGTACATCTCAAGAGTATATTTACCTTTCAATTTACGAGTTTGTGCTTCAACAGATTTACGTTTAAGTTCGAATCCGATTTCATTCATATCTTCGCCAAGTTTTTCACCCGCTGCTGTACTGAATGGACCTGTGTAACCTTTAAGAACACGATTAAATGTTGCTTCGTTTGAGTAAGTGTCAAGAATAACTGCAGTATGTGTACCGTCAGTGATTGTGTTAGTTCCGTTTGCTACTGCAGTTACATCGTTCCAAAGAACTTTAACTACGTCAACACCGTCTACTACTGCTGATTCTTTGTAAATAACTTTTCCAGCAACTGTTAAAAGGTCACCTTCTGCTTTAGATACAACAACGATTTGTTTTTTAGGACTTGGAGAGATACCATTGATACCGTTACCAGTGTATGAACTTGTCATTGCATAGATGAATCCAGTTGGACCTGCAAGTGGTTGAACACCAGCAATTTCGTTTGCGATCAAGTTAGGATATACACGACGTACAAGAGGCATAAGGATTTTTGTAAATCCTGCGATGTCAGCTGCAGCTGTCCCTTCTTTCAACATTGCTTCGATAGCTTTTTCTTGTTGTTCAAGAATAACAGCCATAGTATTCATGTCTGATTTCTTAATTGACGAAAAATTTTCGCTCAACAATTCTTTTTGGAATTTTTCTGTTAGGTTTTGCATATTACCTTGTTTCCTTTTATTAATTGATTTGTTTTATTTATGTTTTAGAAAAAACGTGCAGAATCTGCAACTGATTTATCTAATGTAGAACCTGCGAACGCTTCTACGGCCTCTGATACTGATACTGCAGGTACGTCAGCTGTTACAGCAGGTACGTCATCTGTTTTTGAACCAATAACACTTTCTTTTAATACTTCAAGTGATTTCAAGTATTTTGCAGAATTGCTTGCATCGAATTCAACTACGCTTGCGAGTTTGTCGAATTTTTCTTTTTGAACAACACTCATACCTTCTTTTACTTCAGCAACTAGGCCCATTTTAAGAAGTTCTGCTTTTTGTTTTTTCAATTCCATATTTTCAACAACAAGTGCATCAATGCGCGCTGTACTTTCTACAACTGCTTCACGTGCTTCTGTGTCATCAAGATTTTCAGAAATAGTTTTCAATTCTACACCACCTGCGATAAGCAATGCATTGAAACCTTCCAATAGAGATTCGAGTTTTTCACCCTGTACACTTTCTTCAATTGTGATTTTGTTTTCTTTGATATACTCTTCAGCGATCAAGTTCAAAAACTCATCAAGATTTTCAAGCAATTTTTCTTTGTATTCTGCAGCTTCAGCAACGAATTTGTCTGTGATTTCTTTTTCTTTAGCTTCTACCAATTCAACAATTTTTTCTGCTACAAGTGTTTCAACTTTAGTGTCTACTGCTGATGTAAAAGATTCAGAAATTTCTTTCTTCAACTCGTCTGTGAAAACAGCTTCATCAAGTTTAGCAAGGATATTTTCCATATCTTATTTTCCTTTTAATTAATTACAATATTATTTATTAATATTAAACTTTAAGTTAACAGCTTCAATTATAGAATATATAATATCATTAACTGCCGTCGCCTTGTCGTCATCTTTAAGATCTTTCACATTATCATCAAGTGCAACCATTAGTTTGTCCATTGCACGTTTGCCATCTGGCGAAACATTAAATTTCTTTGCATACGCTGAACCAATTTTATGTGTTACTTTGTAGAATTTAGGTGATGCTGCTGCTGTTTCAGGATTAGATTCTATCTCTGATAACATACTGAATAAATCTTTAAATTTGCCTTTTGCTGCTTCCTGTACCAAAGTTTTATCGACAATTGAACAACCGCTTTCGCTACACATTGTTACCTTCTCAATCTCACCTGATTCTGTTACTTCGTAATCAAAATCTTGTACTACACCATTTTCAACAATTAATGACTCTGATATACCATTTAAGTAACTACCTGGGTTACTTGGGTTATCAACTAGATCATATGTGATAAGTTTAAAACTTTCTACCACACCGTCACGTCCTACTGATCCTACACCACGTGAGCTGATACCAATTTTGATGCCTTCATCAATAAGATTTTTCAATCTGTTTGCCTCAGGATTATCAAGTAATTTTGCTTTTCCGTAAACGAAGTCACCTTCCATACGAAGCTCAGTAATCTTGATAACTGCTTTCATTGGGTCAACTGTTGTACGTGGAGGATGTTGCCACTCGCCAAGTTTCTCTAATCCTGAACCTTTAAGAACGGATTGATATTCAAGGACTTGTTTTTGCCATACATTTGTTGGATAGATACGCTTATTGGCATTTCTTACGTTAGCTGTTGAAAATACACCTTCGACATAATATGATTTAGATTTAAAACCACTTGCCTCATTAATATCTTCAACACAATATCCGTCTAATGGTACGGCTTGTTCGAGAATAAGTTTCATCGATTTACTCCTCTTTGACATGCTGTACTGAGATAAGAATTTAAAATTTAATTCTCACTACAATTATTCTGCATCAATTGATGCGATGTCTTCTTTTTTTGTTTCTGGTTTTACAGGTTCTTGTTTTTCTTCAGGTTTTTTTGCTGAATCGATTTGTGCAAAGATATCTTTGATACGTGCATATCCTTCCATTTCTGACTTTTTATCCTTAATATAAGGATGTGCTTTTACCTTCTGATCTAGAACTTTTTTGACTGTCGCTGCGAAAGCTGAAAATTCACCATTCTTCGCTTGATCGAGGGTTGCGGGAGATAATTCTTCCATTGGATGCCTTTAATTTTTATTCAGTGTTATTTATAGATTAAAATTTACTGAAGTTAATATCCGCCGGAATCTTCTTCAGTTTTATAAAATGATGAATATTTTGGATCTTTTTTCTCTTTTTCAATCTGTTCAGACATCTCAGTAATTTCATCATCACTCATCTTAAGGATGTTTTTAAATGTGAATTCAACACTAAAAATTTTACCTATAAGGTCAGCAATATTGTTATATGCTTCAATTTTCTTTCCAAACATCTCACTCTCAAGATTCTGAAGGAACGTGTTCTCTTTACTGAAATACAACTCAAATGAATCGTATATCTCATTCCATTCTTCTGAAGTAACCTTTCCTTGTGCAAGAAGATGTCTGTACATAAGTTCTTCAAATAATTGAAGGAATTTTTTACGTAGTCTTTGTACGTATGCAAAGAATTTTACTTCGTCACGTTGAATGCTTGTTGCTGTAAAATCAAATTCTGAATTGTTTCCTTCTACCTCATTATTGATACGTGACATTGGTATCTTCAATGCAGTGTATAATTTTTTCTTAAAGTAAAGAACATCACCCAGTTCACCCAAGTTACCAGTTTCATCCAATGTATCTACAGTTGTTCCACGACCACCTGATCGATTTGGAAACCAATAATCTTCAACTAGTGTTGTAACATGATTTTGATTACTAATAGTTCCTTTTTCAACATCATAGAATTTTTTGTATTTGAAATTAGCTTTTACCTTATCAATCGCCGCTTCCGCTTTTTGATGTGGTAGATCACCTACGTCAACGTTAAAAACACGTCTAGATATTGAACGACTGAAACGCATTGGAATAAGCATATCTTCAACAGTTTTCAATTGATTTGCAGGTTTGATTGCTGTATGCAACTCGCTTAAAATAAGTTTTTCTGAACCATTACGTGAGCGTTTAAAACTTGGATCAATATAAACACCGCTATCAATTTTAAAAACCTCATCAACCTTAAATTTTACTTCAGATGTTGTCTGAGTTGTGAAACCGGTGAATGAATCAATTTCCTCAATGATATATGTCCATTCTTGTTTTGTTTTATCAAAATATAAATCAATAGGTGTAAGAACATTTAATTTTACAATACCACGTGTAATATCTGAATTATCATAGATTGTTTGGATATTAAGTTGTCCATCAACAAACCATTGGTTTATCAATGAATATGCATTAGCATCAAATCTAAGAAGTTTTACCATTTCATCAAATGCTTCAGTAAGCATTTTTTTAGTTGCTGATGATGTTTCTGCATCGCTGAAGTTTATTTTTACAAGTTGGTCATTACCTGTTGTAAAGACAATTTCATTTACAATCTCGGATACTGCTGCTGATACATCAGGATGTGTTACAATATCACGAAATGTTTCAATATATCTTTTTTGTTCCGCCAGGGATGATGCCATAAGGTCACGTGAAGATCTATCCATTACATTATCGGTATTATCGAAAAATCCAATTGTAGGTGATATCTCATCAGAGAAATTTTTACTGAATGAACGTGCAACAACAAGCTGGTCAGTGTCAAAGTCAGATAAATTTTTATCGTCTTTCTGTGCGGGAATAAATGTCTTTTTCAACGACTCGTATATAGTTCCCATTAAGTTTCCTTTAATATAAATAATTGTTATTGTATTATTTATACAAAAGGATTATTATGACACGACACGATATAGACGATGTAGTAGCACGTTTGGCACTTCCACGTGACCACGAAGGATATTACGTCGATGCGTTTGGTAATAGAGTTTCATTCAATGGAATCAGAACAATCAAACCCGCATTTACCAAATTAAATCTAACAAATGAGCATGCAGAAGAAATTTTTAAATGTGCAATGAGTTTTCAATATTTCAGGGAAAACTATTGTATCATCTTGACAGATAAAGGTTATGCACGACCACAACCACGTGATTATCAAGCAAGACTTGAAGGTGATTTACTTGATAATAAAAGAAACTTGGTATTATTTGGTAGACAATCAGGAAAGACTGTAACTGTTGCAACATACATCTTATGGAAATCATTATTTTATCTAGGCGATGAAATGACCATTGGAATCGCAGCTAATAAACAAGGTATGGCGATTGAGGTACTTGATAAAATAAAAAATATATTTGTGAATTTACCTTTTTGGTTAATGACAGGTGTAAATTCATGGAACAAGAAAACTGTTGAGTTTGAAAATAAGGTACGTATATTAACAAGTGCTACTAATGGTGACTCATTTCGTGGTTTTACATTGGAATTGTTATATATCGATGAGTGTGCATTTATCCGTCCTACAATCTGGCAAGATTTTGAGGATTCTGTCTTCCCAACGGTAACTGCTGTTGAAGGTTCTCAAATTATTATATCAAGCACACCAAAAGGTATGAATCATTTTTATAACATGGTTCAAGGTGCAAGATTAAACACCACTGGTTATGTTTTATCTGAGATGGAATGGGACGAGGTTCCTGGTCGTGATAAGAATTGGCGTGATAACATTATAGCTGATAAAGGTATTGCATACTTTAATCAAAACTTTGGTTGTGTTGGTGAAAATTCTATTATAAATATATTTGATACATTAACTGGTGAATATATAGATATAACAATAAAGGATTTCTATGAGAGATTATACAATAATTAAAGAAAAAACCAAAAACAAACATATTTTAGAAAAAAATAATGATGGTGATGTATATGATGAGAAAGAATTATTAAATATTATTGATTTTAAAGACCTTGACATGTATTTAAAATCTGGCGGGCACAGAACAATGATTAAAGATAATCCTAAATTATATAGATCTATTATTAGACATACATCGTTACTTAATAATGGAAAAAATATAACATTACGTGCAAGAATAATATTTTTAAAAGACCAGGAACAACAAATATATTGTAATTGTAATTCAAGAATAAAATGGGACTCTGTAGATTTTAGATTTATAAAATGGTGTCCATCATGTAAGCCAGCAACAAATTCAAAAGATTTTTTTATTCAAAAATATGGTTTAGATGAAGGTACCACAAGATATAACGAGAATTGTTTGAGTCAGTCTAATATATCTAAAGGAAGAAATACATTACAGTATTTTGAAGATAAATTTCCAGGAAACGGAAATTTAAGATATGATGAATATTGGGATAAAAACTTTTCTAATAGGAATACTTCAAGAAATTATTCAAAAATATCTCAAGAGTTATTCTGGAAAATTTATGATAAAATGGATGATAAATCTGAGATATTTTTTGAAGAGTTAAATTATGAGAAACATATAAATTTAAACAAATATGATAAATTAATATTAACTAAAAACAAAGTAAGAATAAATTTAGATTTTATGTATCTAAATAAGATAATAGAATTTAATGGGGGTTATTGGCATAACACCCCAGAAGTCTATAAAAATGATATTTCAAGATATAATATATGTAAATCTAAAGGTTATGATATTTTATTCATAAATGAAAATGAATATAAGAATAATCCTAACGAGACATTATCAAAATGTATAAGATTTTTAGATGCACCTACAGGTATTATTAATAGTAGATATTTAATAAAAACGTCTGATGGATTATCTCCTTTCGATGGTATTAAAAAAATACTAAAAAATACAATTATATTTGAGTTGGAAAAAAATTCAATAACAGTATCTATAGATCATATGTTTGTTATCAATGATAAAGACGTATATGCACGAGATTTAATTATAGGTGATTATCTTGAGTCTATTACTGGATTAGAAAAAATTATAGATATAAGAATTGGGGATGCTGAGTATGTTTATGATATTTTACACACATATAACCACAATTATGTTGCAAATAATATAATAAATCATAATTGTCAATTTGAAGGTTCTGATGATACGCTAATATCACATCTTGCATTACAGCGTATGGTTCCAGTGCCTCCATTGCATGTAAATAAATTCATTGATGGCTTACGTGTTTATGATATGCCTGAGGAAAAATCAAAATATATTTGTGCTGTTGATAGTGCTAAAGATGGTCTTGATAAAATTGCTATTCAGATGATAAATGTTACAAAATTCCCATTCATACAAGTGGCATCTGCAAATCTCGATATAAGTTATCTTAAACTTGCTGGTCCTCTAACTGAGTTATGTAAGGAATATAATAATGCATTTTTAGTTGTAGAAAATAATGAAGGTGCAGGTCAATCACTTGTAGATTCTGTTACGAACACATACGAGTATGAAAATGTATATAAGGATGCGCCCGGCAAAGACGGAAAAATGCGTAGATATTTTGGGTTTAGAACAACGTCACGTTCACGTAAGGTAACATTAAGTTTATTACGTACATTTCTTGAAAATGATAGATTAATACTAAAAGATCATGCAACTATTGATGAATTCTATCATTTTATCGATATTAAAGGAAAATATCAAGCGGATGATGGTTATCATGATGACCTTGTAATGGCACTTGCTATTTCATTTGCACCTATTAAAGATATAAGAAATCTTGAAGATCAGAAAAAATTTATTGACTCGTTATTTGAGGAAATGGATGAAGATGAGGAAGATACAACTTTTGAAGAAGTATTCGCATTTGGTTCATTTGATGAGATAGATGATAGTATTCACAGAAATGAATTCGCAGATTGGAATTCATATCGTGAATCTGAAGATAGATATGTTGATAGCAATTTTGGTTAAGGAATCTTTGGTATAAGTGTAAACACATTTCTATTAATCGTATCACCGAGTCCTAACTCACCATTACCATTCCATCCACATGCCCAGACGGTTCCATCAGATTTTTCAATGAAAGTGCTTTCATTGCCCGTAGTTATTTTGCTTGGTGATATTATATTTGGTATCTGGGTGAATACAGTTGTATTCATTTCATTCCCTAAACCAAACTGTCCAGAATCATTATATCCACAGGCCCATACGGTTCCATCAGATTTTTCAATGAAAGTACTTTTATTTTCAAATTTTATTTTATTTGGGTGATTAAATTCTACTGGTAATTGTGTAAACACATTTCTATCAAGAGTATCACCTAAACCTAACTGACTAAAGTCATTATATCCACAGGCCCATACGGTTCCATCAGATTTTTCAATGAAAGTGTTACCACCACCTAATGCTATTTTATTTGGATTATTAAATTCCGTAGATAATTGTGTAAACACACTCCTCGATGAAAAATCACCAGTTCCACATGCCCCGGTACCATTCCATCCACAACCCCAAACAGTGCCATCATTTTTTTCTATAAATGTATGATTATACCCACATGCAATTTTACTTGGAAATGTAACATCTGGTAATTGTGTAAACACATTTCTATCAAGAGTATCACCTAAACCTAACTGACTAAAGTCATTATATCCACAGGCCCATACGGTTCCATCAGATTTTTCAATGAAAGTGTTACCACCACCTAATGCTATTTTATTTGGATTATTAAATTCCGTAGATAATTGTGTAAACACCTCGGTGCTAAGATTATTACCTAACCCTAACCCACCGGTACCATTCCATCCACAACCCCAAACAGTGCCATCATTTTTTTCTATAAATGTATGATTATACCCACATGCAATTTTACTTGGATTATCAAATTGTGTATCAATTTTAGTAAATACATTTCTATTAATCGTATCACCTAAACCAAGTTGGCCTCTGTAATTATATCCACAGGCCCATACGGTTCCATCAGATTTTTCAATGAATGTATACCAACCGAAAGATACGATTTTCCTTGGATTAGTAAATAAATCCCATTCAGTGCTCAGTTTAAAAAATATGGTTTGTACATCATTACTACTATTAATCTGTATCCATGTTTTATTTTTAGTGGAATCTGGGTTAACTGGTATTTCAACACTAACTACAGTTGTAGTACTCGATACAGTTGATAAAAGGGATATTGGGAATGCCTGAAATTGATTGACATCATCAACTAATACATCTACACCACGAGGTGATTTTGTAAAAGTTTTAATTCCTGCGACTGCTGCATCCGTATCAAGTTTAACACGATTTATATCAAGTTGATGAAGATTATCATCCATCTCACCTGCAGAAAGAAACGTTCCTTTATTACGCATTAATGTAATCATATTTACCTCACTGAATTGTAATGTATTTAACTAACCACACATCAGTTTCATTATTTAAAGTACATTTAACTTTTAATGTTTGCTCTGCACCTTTTAAATTTTCAATGGTAAAGGTACTCTTATTCTTAATAGTTTTCTTTGATGTTTTTTGTCCACCAATTTTTATTGTTTCAGGATTTTTATCTTGTTGTTTAACATATGTTGAGCTAAAATGATCAATATCATCAATAGGATCTTCAATGATAAGATGAAATTTATATGATGTTTCCCCTTCATTCAATGAAAATTTACCTGATTGTTCATCAAGGGTGCAGTTTACACCATTTACAACTAGGAACACTAATCCCATTTCTTTACGTGCAAAATCGTAAACGGGAAAACTATCCAAATAATCATCAACACACATAATTGCTAGTTGATAATCTTCCTTTGAAACCTTACCAAGATTTACTTCTTTTAACCCATCATTATGTGATACAGAAACTGGGAGATGTTCAGAGTACATATATCCTTTTATAATCCCTGATTGTTCATTAACAAAAATCATCAAAGATTTATTTTCATCGTATTCATCAACAAGTATTGATCTTTGAGATTCGAATAGTTGTTGAAACGAGTTTCGTTCCTCTTGTGTTTCATATAATTTAATCATTATTTTTCCTCTTTTAGAAATTTTTCAAGTAAGGTATCGCAGTAATTACATTCATTACATTTGTTCTTACAATTTACTGTGTGTTCAAAAAAATTATACTCATCTAGAACATATGCATTAACAGTTTTGTAAATGTAATGAGGATTGGTATCCAATGCAACGGAGAGTGATATATTTTTATTATCAAACATATAAGCTTTCAATCGTGATCTCACATCCTCTAGTGGTTTTCCTCTACATGCGATTTTGAAGTAATTGATACCCATATCACGATATTTATTGATATATCCTGGAACGATAAATGGAGATTTCAATGTGAGTGATTTATCACTTTCAAAATCTGAACCACACGTGAGTACAGAAAAATTATTGTTTTTTGTTAAGTCATGATTTGATAGTGCATCATCACAAAACTGTTTATAAGGACAGTTTGCAATACATCCTTCGTTAACAAGCAATGTGGTAGTTATATCATTGTTTTTACAATATTGTATAATTTTTTCTAATTCATCTTTATTTCTGTTTAGTGATCGATCTAACATAATATGTTTAAATTTAAAAAATGAAACATATTGAATAACATCATCTAACGTTTTCAATTTATTATTAACTGAATTTTTTATGACAATTTTTTTATTCAATTCTTGAAACTGATGTGATCTCATTACTGCTGTATTGTTTATTGTTAACATTTCAACACCAAGGGTATCAATAATGTTAATAATATTGTTCAATCCATCATCTGAATAAACATCCTCATTATATGTTGCACCATTTAATACCAAATGAAGTTTTATGCCTTTTGATTGAATCTTTCTCAACTCATAGAACATTTTCTCATTGAACCCAGTAGCACGTGCTGATGATGTATATGCATTTGGTATTGAGAAATATACATCACTAATTTTATCGTATGTATTAATTTCTTCAAATACCTCGCTCAATCCTGCTGTATAACCAATACTAAACATTAATTTCCTTTATTTCATTGCTGCTGAAACAGTAACACCAAATGATAATGTCGATTGTGTTGCATGATAACCAGCAACAGCTTTTGCAGAAACAACAATTATCGCCGAGTGTCCTGAAACAGAACCCGAAACTGAAGGTGCTGACGAAGCAACGGGAACACCGCCACCATACCCCGTTGTACCAGTTGTAGCACCAAGAACGGAAACACTTATTGAATAATTCCATGCATCAGGATTAACAATGCCTAATATAGATGATAGTTCATAATTATATGTTCCTGCTGATTTAAACCCACCACTGTTAAATGTGATTGATTTAGTTGATGCTAACTTTACAGCTGCAGCTGCAACTGATGCGGATGCTGCAGCTGCAACTGATGCCTGACCAATTAATCCTAAAAGGTAATTGTAATCAGCCTTTGTTGAATAACTACTTAAATCTTGAAGTTCTTGACGCTCTAAAATTACTTTTGTTCCCATGTTATCTCCTTACGATTTTGC